AAAAGCGTGGTGCTTCACGTGGAACAATCCGACGCACCGCGTTCTGTTTCCCGACGGGCTGCCTGGGAACATCACGTACCTCGTGTACCAGCTCGAACGCGGAAAAGAAGGCACGGAGCATCTGCAGGGCTACGTCCGTTTCAAAGACGCTACGCGCTTCAACCAAGTGAAGCTGCAAACGTTCAACACGGCCGAAGGCGTTCCCGTGTTCCCATTCGGAACTGCGCATCTCGAGGTTGCACGCGGGAAGCCAGACGAAAATAAGGCGTACTGCACGAAGGCCGAAACTCGCGTGCAAGGACCGTGGGAGCTTGGAGAACTGCCAAAGGGTCAAGGCGAACGCTCTGATCTCCGCGAGGCGGCTGTGTCGCTAATGGCGGATGGAGACATCAGGAAAGTGGACCCGGCGGTGTTCCTGAAGTACTCAAGCGGCTGCTTGAAGCTCGCTGCGCTCGCTCAACCGCCACGGCGCGACGGGCTGAAGATCATCACGATCGTTGGCCCTACGGGCATTGGAAAATCGTTCTCGGTGCACGACCTCTTCCCAGACGTCTACGTTGTAAACATGGGCAACAGCGGCCTCTGGTGGGACGGCTACACGGGTCAGCCCGCCGTGCTCTTCGAGGAGTTCAAAGGCCAAGTGCAGCTGCAAAAGATGCTCCAAATCCTCGACCCGTACCCGCTGCGCCTCGAAGTGAAGGGCGGCCTCGTGCCTGCGCGTTTCACCCTCGTCTTCATCACTTCCAACTACGCGTACGACAAATGGTACAAGAACGAGGCCGGCGACAGAGATGCGGAGTTCGAAGCTCTCGCTCGCAGACTCGACGCTCCTGTGCCTTCGCGCGTGCCGCCGAAGCCTGCCGGAGTGCGCTACATTCACTGCGACGCAAGGGACGAACTTCACAAAAGGCTCGACCGGGCGATGTCCATCGAAGGCCTACGCCCACGTCCTGGCAAGCGGCTGTCGCCGCTTGTGCCGATCGTGTTTCCTGCTCCCGCTCCTGTCGTCGCGGCTGCTGCTGCCGCACCTCACAGTCCTAGCTGGAAAGGAAAAACGCCGGAGATCGACGACGGCCAATGCCAGTTCACACCGGGGCCTGACGGAGCCCCGATGCTCAAACGGCACAGGGCTCAGATCATCGTAATCAACGACAGCCCAGACGACGCGGACATGGCCGTCGACGAAAACGGTGAGCACTTCGTGCGCCAGGACATCATGGACGCCTGGCCTGCAAGCGCCGCGCCTCACCCGATCAGCCATTGATCGTTGAACAAATTGTGAGCAGATGAAAATTTCTGTGCACTCTCTTTGAAAACCCAGCGGGAAAAAAGAGTAAAAAAGCTGTTCAGTCGAAGAAGCGAATGCGGCTGTGCGCGTCCCACATGGTAACGTAGTTACCAACTGCGGACGCTTCAGCAAAGGCGATGAGGTAGATGGCGCCAGTGGTGATGTCGCCAATGTCGTTGTCGGTGCTCTGGAACTGGCTTTCCAGCTTGGTTTTGACAAACCAGTCGATGAGTTGGACGGTGGTCGACGTCGCGGTAAACGCGTACGTCTGGTTGCGCAGAATGGTAAAACGAGACTTGTTTGCCATGTTGAGGCCAGAGTGGAAGCCCGGAGCGGTCGAAATGTTGTCGCTGATGACAGTCCCAATGAGCGGGAAGGCGCCGTTTGGCTGATGGTCGTAAACGAGCATCACGCGGGCAGCGTTGGACGTTGGCGTGGTTCCCGCCATGCGCAGTGTTGCGCGGAAGTGGATGCTCTTGATCAGGATTTTAGCCCCAATCCGGTTGAAAGAGGTGGCTCCCTGCTGAATGCAGTTGACCTCGGTCATGCCGTAGAAGGCGGTAGCAGGCTCGTGAGAAGCGACGTTCCCGACTGTCGGAAGCCCGTAAGGGTCGGCTCCAGAAGGATCCAGAACGTCGGAGTCGAAAAACTTTACTTCTCCGCGGCCCATTTGGCCACGGCCGACCGAGTAAAGCGGAACTCCACGGGGAGCGGCCACAAGACGGGAAGAAGCGTAAGACGCTCTCCGCATGGACTTTGCGGCTTCGCGAGACCTTTCGGCATCGCGGGTGATGATTTGGCCCATCGTAGGGCCGGCCTTGTAAAGGCCAACAATTTGTGCGCGGCGTTGCATGTTGCTGTTGTTTTTTTATTAAAAATGATGACGTGAAAAGAGAAAGAAATTTAAGTTAAGAGTTTTATACTGAAAGGGGCTCTTTCCGCAAAAGAGGCCCTTTCTATTATTAGGTTGCAATTGGAACCTAGTGGAACGAAGTTGGAACGAAGTCCCGGGTAATACTGTTGCCCGGGACTTCGAGTGTGACGCGAAAATTTATTCGCGGACTTTTTTATCTAATGAACACTGTGTCAGGGAGGAAGGGCGTCGCCCTTCCTATCAGAGTAAATGCTTAAATTAGTAATTGCCTGGTGTGGCGCGCTCCCCCCGCGCGCCACAATAGGTATTTACTATTTTTAGCACTCGCACTAATTTTAGAATTGTGCAGAAGCTATGACTCACAACTTCTGGCAAAAATGCATTAAGGTGCGACAAGGTGCACTTCTTATTTTTTTTAACAAAACAGCGAAGGTCGACAGCATGGCAGACGAGGCGGCAGCAGCAGCAGCGGCAGCACCGGCGGCAGGGCGGGCGGGTCCTCCGCAGAGCAGGGCAAAAGCGTGGTGCTTCACGTGGAACAATCCGACGCACCGCGTTCTGTTTCCCGACGGGCTGCCTGGGAACATCACGTACCTCGTGTACCAGCTCGAACGCGGAAAAGAAGGCACGGAGCAT